TGGCATGCTTGTGCATGACAGGATTCTCAACAGCAACCATAGAGATGTGCGGCACGTTCCAAACAGAAGAGAATAACTCCGCACCCTCATCAAGCTCTGCCCACATCTCCGGCAATGTACGATTTGGTGGTGCTTTGTGTAACCAACGCACACCAGAATTGCAAAGCCTCGTGCATGGTGGATGTGCCACCATTAATAAATCCCAGTCGTCCTGCATGACATTACGAATGTCATCTTGTATGTGACGGTTGGTTGGAGTGTCCGAAGGGAGAACGTCACAAGACCATGCATCATGGCCCCGCTCTAAAAATGCATCTCGCACAGTGCCAGATGTCTCACATCCAATAAGTACTTTCATGATTGATGATCCTTTTCACATTTGTTAAATAATTAATGTAGTACACTTGTGTATAGACCACATATAATTCAAGGGGGCAAGAACTTTTTTTATTGGGCCGTGGTCCATGGTCCTGAGTTGAGATTACATATAGAGCAATCTGACAGAAAAAAGAAGAAAGTGTTTTGAAAAAACAAATGAGGTGTAATCAGTGTAATCAGGTAGTGAGAGTAGTGATAATTAAATAATGAAAACAAAGACTTACAAAAGAATAAGGTGATTACAAACGTGATTACAAATGGTGTTAGTGATTACAAAAAAGCGTAATCATTTAGAACTTTTTAACCAGCCCAAGGCTAACTTCTTGTTTTTTTGATTACACTTCAACCTAGGATATAAGCTATAGTAGAACTTGGCATCGAGGTTTGGTTGTTGTATGGTTGTGGAATAGGAGGGGCAGTATGGCTTCGTTAAAAAAGAAAATTGAAGACGAGCATGATAGACAACTGACCACCAGACAGATGACGTTCGCTCGTCATATTGTTGAGGGGATATACTCCAATGCGGAGTGTGCAAGGAAAGCTGGCTATGCTCATGACATTGCACCCAAGCAGGCGTCCATTCTTTTGAATGGCAGGGACTACCCACATGTCTTGGAATATGTGACTGAACTACGGGCTGAAAGAGAACGCCGCTATGCGGTCACAACTATCGGTCAACTGGAAAGGCTGCATCAACTGTCGCAAGGTGCCGAAGAAGCAGGGCAATTCTCTGCTGCTATCAATGCAGAAAAAATCCGCTCCGCGTTGGGCGGTCTGACTATCGACAGGCGAGAGAACATCAACACCTTGGACCAGCTTTCAAGGGATGAGATCACCTCCCGTTTGGCACTGCTACAGAAACAATACCCTCAAGCATTTGTGATCGATGCAGACTACAAGGATGTGACTAATGAGCAGGGGACCAGAGGCGAACTTTTGGAACACACTAAGAAACGCTCTGCCAAAAAAGACACTGGCAACAAGGATTGAGAACAAGCATGGAGGTGGTGTACCAGACGTACATCTGCTTTGTGATGGCCTACCCGTTTGGATAGAGTTGAAGGTAGCTAAAGGAAACGCCGTAAAAGTCTCACCTCATCAGGTTGCGTGGCATATGGCCTATTCAAACCGAGGTGGTCTAAGTTTCTTCTTGGTAAAGGCCCTCTCTACACGCACCCTAGTTCTGTTTGAGGGGTCCGAGGGCCCTAACCTGTTGTCTGGTGGGCTGTCCGAGGCCCAAGGTTCGCGGTTCGAGAACCCTGCGGCTTTGTTCGAGGCTCTGCGGCCCCGCTTGCTTGATCATTATGCGAAGGTCTGCGGCTCTGCGGCCTCGTCTCTCTAATATAAATCTTGATGTGGTTAGTCCGCGCACTGCGGCTCTGCGGCCCCATTCTTGGGGGAGTTTCCCCCGATGACAAAAGAACCAGGGGGATTTGCCCCCTGGCATTTATGTTTCTGTAAGGATTGCTTTTAATTGTTTTATCGAACGGCCCGAGATACGGGCCAGTTCTGCCATTGTGATTTGAGTGCTGTCGAATAGATCTATAATTTCTTGACGTGTCATTCATATGATTCCTTCACATTGGTTGAAGGGGCCCGAAGGCCCCTAGGTTTAGTGTTGCACGATTGCGATTGACTTGGAAGACTTGACCGATGTCCCGCCGCATAACTTGCAAGCGTTGCATTGGACCCGCCGGCCGGCCTCTTTACTAGCTGGGCATAGGATCTCTTTACCTTTCACAAGGTCCCCGAGATCTGTAATAACTCGGAACGTCCGCCGGCCTTCGGTCCAATGCGCGACCGCCTGCGCTTGTGTGTCCGCGGATTGCATCGCGATATCTGGACGGAATCCGGATTGATGCGAGTATGCAAGGTGAGATTCACACCGGCGAATTAGTTGGTCCCATATCAACGACGGGACCGCGGCCGGATCCCCATACGTTCCGATTCGAACGACGCGGCCGGCGCCTAAGTCAACGCGGTCCGCGACGTTGTCCGCGGCCGGATATACGCCGCGCATAAATGATTTGTAAATGATAGTCGGACCTTGGCCCAAGTTAACGTAGCACTCGCGCTTGACCGCTTGTTTCCGGTCCGGATCCGTTGTCGGCGTCCCGCGGAATTTGCAATCGCCGCAAATTGAAAAGTCTTCGCCGTTTTTACTTGCGTTCAAAGGTGAGATATCGGACCGGATAATATAAGTCTGCAATACCTTGCCGGTTTTCGTGTTGCGGTCGCTATACGTTGCGATTGCAACGATTGGTTTACCATCCAAAAGGCTTGGCCCGTTGTATATGATTCCGTTTTTCATTTTGTTTATACTTTCACATTGGTTAATATGCATTATTGCATGAGTTTAATATAGTAATTCCACAACCAAACCACAAGTAAATAATTAATTTTTTATAGGCTGGTCGTTGTCGTAATCGCTGCGGCTCTGCGGCCTTGCCGCTCTTTTGTTTTCTATTATGTTAGCGCGCTGCGGCTCTGCGGCCTTGCTTAATTTTTAACTTGTTAATCTGTCAAAAACTAGGACGCGAGTTACCCCGCGTCCGTTGCCTTAACCGTAATCCTTTTGATGTCCGCGCTCTGCGGCCTCATCGAAGCCGGCATAGTATGCATCTATCTCTGCCTTGCTCATATGCCCCTGGCATATCTTTATGCCGTGACCTGTACCTTGCGGCCAGTAATGAGGATATGCCGGCCGGTGATACCAGTAATCGGCACCACCTCGATCGAACGGGCTCCCGTGTGATGTATCATAGTTCATCGATTGGATCCTCCGGTTTGATTAGATAGTCATCGTACTTAGGATCCACCCAGTCTAATATTAAGCTCATGGCCTTACTTGTGAGTTTATCGGCATCATAGTCGTTATCTATAATCTCGAGAGCGAGATCATGAATAGAGTTTCGAAGTGCTATTACTTCGGACATGGCCTTATGTTTACTTGTATCCATTGTCTTATCCTTAGTTAAGTTTACATTGGCGCGCCTAATGACACGGGAAGGCGGCGCCCAACGGACGCCGCTAACCGGTATTATTTGAGCATTGCCTTTAACTCTGCCTTAATCGCTCGAGCGGTATCGCCTCGCCAGCTTGCGGCATTGGCTAGGAAGTAACGCACGACCGATTTGCCGGTGTCATAGTAATAGTCATCGTTTATACTATTGAGGCTATACATCGCCTCGAGGTACGGCACGGCCGCAAAATTTACTTTCTTCCAATCGGAACTGATGTCCGCGGCTATTGTGTTTATTGGTCTATTCATTTTGTTTATCCTTAGTTGAGATTAAGAGGGTTGGGGCCCATCGCTGGGCCCCAATGGTTTAATTTTCATGCACACCTAAAACGCCTGCGTTAATCCATTCTGCGTACAACCCGTTTGCATCTAGTACGTTATTGATCTTGTCGCTTACGCCCATCATGTAGCCAGTGTCATCTCCGTCAGTCATCTGGTAATAGTCTGCCCATGTATATGACACATTGTCTTCGGCACTGATCCGGAATGTATCCTCTCCGTTATCGCCGCCTTCAATAACCGGAGCCCCCATCTTCGTGAGTGCGTCGAATGCTTTTCTATAATTGCGTTTCATTTTGTTTATCCTTAGTTGAGATTAAGAGAGTTGGGGCCCATTGCTGGGCCCCAGTGTGATTAGTTCCAGACCAGTGTGGTCCGATTAGATGTACGCTTGTTAGTGTTCCAAGCGTTCACGCCGTGTAGTTCGATGTAAAGATCTCGATTAGGTGCGAGATCCGCGGTGCCGGTAATGACCCGCTTGGCCTCGCCCGCTTCGATCGCATCCTTTTCTGCCCGCTTCAATTCTGCGTTTACCTGCTTGGCTAGTGAGGCGTAAAAATCGAACTTGGCCTGAATGCCGCCTTCGTTCTCTTCGACTGTTGCCGCTCGTGTAATGTAACGAATTGCGTTTTTCATTTTGTTAATCCTTATTAAGATGGTCCGCACCATTGCTTACCATATTTTTAATATGGGGCCTGACTTGTACAATTACAATAGGCAGATCACAATTAAATCACAATTAGATCACATTTGTCATCTTTTCTTTTATCTATATGACCGGCCGGCCGGCGCCGGCCTATACATGGTAGGGGGTAACTGGGCCCAATAGCCTACGTTCTGCCGGCAATAATCGCCCCCCCTCCCCCCCTTTTGGCGGGTGCATCACGACTGGCGAGTCTATATAGTTAGTTCACCAAATTCATTCATTGGTAATTCCATTAGGGACCCAGGACCACGGAAAAATGCCCAATATACTTTCATTCCGGTTGTTGGTACGCCACAAGTGGCCCATGAACCATGGTCCTTGGTCATAGATTTGATTGCCAAGCGGGGTATTTTTGATGTATAGGTTTAGTATTCTATTGTTGATCGGTCTGGCTGGCATGAATGATAAAAATTTTGATATAATAGATTACGATTTTCTCGGAAGAGTTATGTCGTTAGTTTTAAACGACGAGTTTTACAAGAATCGAAACATTGGTGGCGCAAGAAATTCCATTTACAGTGCCGTGAAGCATGACAAGTGTTTCGTTCACCGTATTGATGGTGAAGTTGTTGGATATTGCACATGGGGTTTTTTCACTCGTGAGGAGATAGACAGTGATCTTTGGAATGGGGACGAAGTTTTTGCTCGTTCTGAGTCTGAGGACTTGATTTTATTTTTCCCGAAGTTTCAGTGCCGTGCTGGTCGGCGCGATGTTATACGGTTTATACGGGACATACAGCAATCTATGTGGGATAACTACCCAAATGTTGCGACTGCGGAGGGTTTGAGATTATATCCTGATGGCAGTAAGCGCGATGAGAAGTGGCATAGGAAAGTAGCATGA